GAGCAACACTGTGCGTGTCGGCATCAACGCCAACATAGTGGGCAACGTCTTTTCACTACAAGAAATCGATATTCAAACCCTGTTAGGGAGAATCACCTAATGTCACTTTTAACCGAATTGTTTGGAAGCGATCCTATTGGCAGCGCTCTCAGTACAGGACTTCAAGTTGCCAATATAAACGCGATCAAAGATGCAGGTCGAGACGCTAGGAACTATTTAGACTCGCTCGGGGATCAACTGGCTGATGACACGCAATTCCAAGGGTTTGGCGTGAGGACTGGCCTCGGGCGCAGCAATGTTGCCCCGTCAGGCGACGTCGATGTTGGTGTCGGCATTGATCCTCGCTTTCAACAAGCCGCCCTCGCCAACCTAGATAGTAGCGGGATGATGTCAGGGCTTGCTGGAACTGCTGCGAATCGAGCGGCAATGGACCCCAGAATAAGAGAGCAACAAGTATTCGATCAGTTGATTGCGCTACAACAACCTGAGATCGCAAGAGCTACGGCACAAAATCGCGCTCAAGAGTTTGCCACGGGCAGAAGCGGTCTCATGGGGACTCAGTTCGGCGGTACAGCGCAAGACGATGCTCTAGCAAGGGCGCAAACACAAGCCCGCAGACAGGCCGCTGTGGACGCTCTAGGCATCACTAGAGAGGAGCTTGCAAACCAAGCACAGATCGCCTCTCAGCTGGGTAGTTTGGGTGTCAATCAAGCCAATATTGGCTCTGGCTTGTTTGGCACAGCGATGGACCCAACACGCTTGCAGCTTGACGCCTTGAACGTAGGCAGTGCTGTCGGTGGTGCGCCCTTCCAGACAGGACAACTCACAGGCGCTGGTTATCGAGCGCAAACAGGGCTGGCAGGTGCTGAGTCGCGCTTACAGTCAGAGCGAGACGCACTCCAAGCACAAGTCAACCTTATCAACAACGCATTAGGAAACCTTGGTACGGCGACGGTTTCGGGCGGCGGGCAAAGCGGCACTCTTTCTGGATTGACAGGCTTGCTTGGCGCAATTCCCCCAGTCCGTGACAGCGGCTTTTTTGACCTTTTATTCGGAGACTAATTATGGCAGTTGGTAGCAATCAAGCAATGAATGTGCAGGGCATGCTTGGACGTTTTGTCGATGCAAGCAGACGGCCACAGGCAGATTTTAACTTCGTTCAAAAGCAAAGAGACAAGACGCAAGCGGCCAACGTGAACATGGCAGACCCAGACTCGCTTGAAAGGTATGCAAGTTACCTGCGACAGCAAGGCCAAGTCGAGCAAGCTAACGCCATGATGCAACGCGCAGATGCTTTGAGAAAGTCAAAGACCGATGCAGAAGTCGCTGCTCGTACAGCCACAATTAACTCAGTCCTTGGTAGTTTGGCGATGCGTCGTGATGCGTTACGAGAACAGGGGAAGTCAACCGCTCAAATTGACAACAAAATTATGGAAAAGGCTTTGGAGTTTGGCGTAAACCCAAGGGACTACCTTGGAGATTCAGAGCTTCCCGAAAAACAGTTTCAAGAAGCAGATGGTAACGCTTATTCATTCAATCCAATTACAGGCCAAGCCGAGTTGATTGCAGGTAAAAGCAAAGAACGAAATCCGTTTTTGATGCGCAACGTGCCGCAGGATATTCGTAACTTTTATGAGCCACAAAGTCTTGTTGATGCAGAAACCCAAAACGATCCGTCTTTATTAAAGCTCAAGAAAAATGCGGACGGCGACAATTTTTCGGCGATTCTGCAAATAAACAACACAATCAGAAACATCGATGAAGCTATTGAGGGTAGCAAGAACTTTTTGGCTGACGGTTTCATCGGCATGCTTGGCGCGGCTACAGGCCTTTTGACTACAGCTGTTGACCAAGAGGCTGCACTTGACGCTATCAAATCGCAACTTGGTATGGAAATGATCAAAGAGCTTAAAAAGCTAGGCGGCGGATCGACAGGTTTAGGACAGGTCAGTAACTTAGAACTGCAAGCCCTTCAAAGCACCATTGCGACTTTAAATATCAATATGTCTGGTGAAGAGGTAAGACAGAACTTAAAACAGATAAGAGATCGTATGGAAATTTTAAGAGCGCTTGCTGTTGGCGGCGACGTTGCTCAGTTAGATATCTGGGATAGCGATACGGCTAAGGCGGCTGGTTATCATAAAGATCCACGCCAACCCGAAACTTTGTTTTTCAAAATTGAGCGCACAGGTGGAGATATTTTTTACGAGTACGTCGATAAAAAAGGCTTCCAAAAGGTTGAGGATAATTAAATGTCACGTCAAAGACCTCTTACTCTGGCAGAACTCCGTGCTGGACCCGACGCTACCGTTACTGAAAACCCATCACAAGACCCAAAGCAGACCGCGAGTAGACCCTTAACTCTCGCAGAATTACGTGCTGGACCGACCGCAGATGATTTGCCCACAGATGAAAACCTGCGGGCCGCTCAAATGCGTGCACAAGAAAGGCGAAGGCAAAAGCTCGCAAGAGAGGCACAACGATCGGCGAGTGATAGATTGAAGGGCTTTGGAGAGGCGGCCTTGACCGTCGGCTCAAGCGCTTTAGCCGCTCCTGTAGCTCAGGCAGCGGGTACTCTATTTGGCGTTTTCAATGAAGGTGGTGGTTACAGGAACATCGACAGAGTTAAAAGCACCGCTGAGGATTTTGTTGATGCGGTCACCTATCAACCGCGAACAGAAGCAGGTCAGGAGTATGTAACGACGGTGGGTGAAATGCTCGAACCCGTCGCCTACGTGACAGATCCTTTTGTGGCGAACCTTGCTCTTAGGGAACTATCCAGGAGCGTCACAACTCTTCGGGAAGGCGCGCAAGCGAGAGAGGTATTAATCAAAACAAAAGACTTTGGTTCACAAGTGCGGATGCGCACTAAAATCAAAGACAAAAATAATTATGTTGATGCTGAGGTAGCAGACGTAAAGATAAAAGACGGCTCACTGGTGCCAGACGAGACGGGAATAAAACTTGTTAAGGAGGGTTTATTGCGGGAGGACGTCTCTCTGGTAACAAACGCCAACACCTCTACTAAACAAAAAATGACAGAAATGCTTGATCGAGCAGAGACAGGCCAGTCTAACTTCCGCAATCGCGCTGACATGCCGCATCAAGCGGTTATCGGTAAGTCCGTAGCAGATCGACTCAACGTGTTGGAAGGTGAGGCAAAACTCATAAGATCTGACCTTCAGAAAATGATGGACGGTGAGGCTGGAGATACACTGATTGATATTACTTCTGCACAGGCTCTCTTTCGTGACAGCTTAAAGAAAGCAAACGTAGAAACACCTAGCAGCACAATACCCAAGGATGGTCGCAAATCGACTTTAGCGGACGAGCATTTTGCAGAAAGTAATTACGCTGAGTTCCCTAACCTTAAAAACTTGTTTATCCGCATCGATGGATTGCTCAATAAGAGATCAACTAACGGTCAAATGTCGGCGCGGGATGCCCATGAGTTCAAGCTCTTACTTGATGACTTTTACACCATGTCGAGCAAGGGTGGAGAGGTCAACATGAGCGTAGATCGGATGCTGGCGCTACGAAAGGGTATTAACGAGGCGCTGTCTGGCGTCACCGATCAGTTTGAGCGGTCATACGGTAGTTACAATGCCGACTTGCAGGGGATTCTAATAGCGCAAAAGCCGTTTGAAAATTTGAGAGAGATTAACGTAGGTGCTGGTGGGTCGCGTCGAGGATCTTGGTCGGGGGCTACCACTCACAAAGATTTAGGCAATCGTGCATCAACAGCACTCGATCCAGAGTCGCCCTCTTCTACCAAGGCCGATCTTGATCGATTAGATCAGCAGCTTAGTGACTTAGGAGTGACAGGATTTAATGATGACCTTGCTGGTCAAGTCAGATTCAGCAATATGCTGACCGAACATTTTCGCGTGTCCGACGAGGGACTTATTTTAGCGGGTAAAAGTGCAGACGCAGGAGCATTGCAGCGCAACCTAGCAGACATTACTATTTCTGGGGCGTTGGGTAACACCTTTGCCGTTGGTCACGCAGTAGCCAACATTGCTGGTGCGTTTGTAAGAAAAGGTGCGGCTGCGAAAAAAGCCGTAAAGGTACGCAAAAAGCAACGAGCGCTAGTGCGTCAGGCGTTGGGTGAAGAAAATGAAGCGCAACCACGCGCAACTTTCACACCCCTGCGCCCACTCAATCGTAATGAGGCCGCTCCTTCACCCGCACCGCGTCCACCAATGCTTACGGGACCGCGTGACCCAGAGCTACCAAACCAGCCGCTAAACCCATTACCTTTTGACCCGCTTGATCCAGGCATGCTTAGACGTCAGTGATGTGGCTTGAAGCTGATGATCATCTCGCCCTCATCGACCTCTTCTTCCTCAACAGGGACGTTGTAAATAGCGTTGAGATAAGCGCAGATCTCCTCGAAGGTATGCTCAACACTGACTGTACCTATGCAGGTGGTTACTAAATCGCAGTACTGATCGTGTTCTATAACCGACTTCACTTCGTCGATAGACACCAAGATGCGGCCTCGCTTTGTCTTAAAGGGAACTAACATTACGCGGCCTCCAATTGTTCTTGCAGCCGCATCCATGTGGATCGCTCAAAAATGTCGGGATAGTTTGTTTTCATAAACTCCCAGACGTGAACGCCTTCGTATTTGCGACACAGGTAGTCAAGGCTTAGCCGCATGGGGTCGTAGTTCCCGTGCCTAACCTCGTTTTTGATGATGATTCCGCGAAAGTGGGCGTTGCCTTGGTAGCCCTTGTAGCCTTCGTCGTGAAGGTAGCAAGCACCACACACTAACCCTTGGTGCACCGTGCCATTGGCGCGAGTCAACTCGCCGCTCATGTAGCACTGCTGATGACCCATGGTGAACGAGAAGCCAATATTCTTGATACGACTCTCAATCTGCCCGCCCATGGGCCTGCCGTTCATAGGGTTTGCGAAGAAATGAGCGTAGGTAATGCCATCAATCGTGATGGGTTGTAGAAAGGGATGCACCTGCCAACCATGCTCCGCATAGTTCAGGTCGTTAGTAGAGATCATCCCATCGAGTTCTGGCATGTCATTGACACATCGGTTGATGCGGTGTTCATGATTGCCCAGACAAAAATGAAGCTCTGGCCGATAGAGCTTTTCCTTCCAAAGCCGTCGCTTGCGGTTGTAGTTGTGTAGCGGCGTCATTAGTAGCGACATGGCTCTGTTTGCGGCATCAATGTCGTGCTTGACCCTTCTACCCTCAAATGCCTTCTTGCCCTTGTCGTAAGAGGACAGGGCTTTCATGTCAGCGTGATCACCCAGGTGAATGATGACATCGGGCTTGTAGTCAATAATGGCTCGTCCGATCCACCGTAAATGATCAGTCGGTGTATCAGGCGTCACCTGTGTGTCGGGTATGATCATGTGTCGCTTCATGCTGCTCCCCTAATAACTGATAAATTCAAGCCAGCCCGTCTTGCCGTCGATTCGGCTCTCGCGCTGCGCTTTGTGTTGCTCTCGGTAATGAGCCGCCACGTCTTTCAGTGATTTTTTAATGCGTCGGCCAAGCGTGATGCTGTTCTTTGCCTCTAGTAAAATATCTCTAGAGCCTTCCCCATACGTTTCGAGGTAGTGGTGGTAAAAATCGTCGGGATTCGCGCCTAGCTTTTGATGGCAACCAAAACAGTGAGCGAACGCATTTAACTCATGAAAACGGACTGAGTGATTGGCGCGTCCGAAGTAGTGACTACAGTGCAAACCCTGCGCTTTGTACTCGTACTGTCTATGGCACCGCTGGCATGTCCAATCGGCTCGCTCTCGAACGCACAACGAGAAATATTTATCGGCTGGCGTGATCTTAATCGCCATCGCTCTCCCCCTCGTCAAACACCCCAGAACGCTCTGTAACGTCGCACTGGGTAATCACCCCACCCTCTTCCAGAAAACGCCTCACAGCGTCATCTATGGCCTCCTGAGCGGCCTCTTTTGGCTCTGTTGGAAAATTGCTTGTTGCCCAAGCCTCTGCTAACGAAAAATCACGTTCTTCAAAGTCCTCTATGTCACCATCAAGGTCGTAACCGCGACGGTCTACATTCGTCCAATCGTCCGTCGAAAAGCGCAAAGGTTCGCGGCGTTTACCATCGAACCCGATCGTGCTTCCAGGCAGGACAAGACGGAACTTTTTAGCCATTGGGCGACCTTACAAAGGGTGTCGTCACACCAAATTTTTCCGCCATGTGGCGCGAGACAACCTGATAAATCGGATCTATCGCGTTAGTCGTCAGCGAGCTTGTATTGGTGTGGCCCACCATGATTTCTTGGACGGGCAGCCAGATGTTTGTCTTGGCATTCACCTCAGTGCATGGGATCGAAATAGTTCGCTTCGCCATGACTGCCTTCATGTCGTACCCCGCATCATTCAGGTCTTGCGCAAGCTGCCTGAGGTAGCAGTAGATGGCAGCGTTTTGTCGTGATGTTCTTTGTCTTTCCACGACTGTCTTGCCGCAGCGTTCACAGGTCTGCATCGTCTCCTCCCGTGTGCGATTACACAGTGGGTTCGCACCAAATCTTTGAAGTGAGACGGCACTTTTTCGAACAGTCGCCGCCTCTCGTCTTTACATTCCACCGCCATGATTTCAGCAGCGTACTGTCTTGGTTTTTTCTCAAACCAAGTCATAAACTGCTAAGGCAACTCGCACGAAGTCCCAACACATGCAAGCTCTTGAGAGCCTGTCGTTTGGTCATCCGTTTCGTATTGACTGAGCGCTTCCCAGTTGATCGAAGGTTCGCGTTGAACCTCTTCCTCATACTGAGCTTTGTCTATTTGCTGATACGGGGCTTGTTGGTACGTTCCCCCATCGTAGGGCAGTAAGGACACCCCGCTCATGCTGTCAAAGTTCTTCCACATCCATGCGCAAATGTCGAAAAACTCATCGTCGGTGTAGTAGACGGTGATGGATGGCTTATGCTCGCACCACGCATCTTGATAGATTTTCCAGAGCTTGAGCTGCTCTAACGCCCCAACATCGGACACACAAACAGCATTTTTTGGCGCTTCCATTCTGAAGCTGAAAATCGTCGTGGAGTCAGGCTTCATAACACACGGCTCAGCATCCACACCCTGATCCATCAAAAACTGAGTGACAGGATCTTTGTTGTCTTGTCTGACGGTTCGGATGTAGTGCGGGGCAAATCGCGGATGAATACCGCTCGCTGTATCACATAGTTGAGAGACCGTACCTGATGGCTTGACGCAGGTAATGGCAGCAGCCTGGCTAATACCTAAGCGTTCTGACCACTCTAGATTGGTGTCGATTGCCACTTGCTTGAGTTCGGTCAGCCACTCCAAAAGTGCTTCAGGATCACTCACACCTGCCATCATTGTGTTGTCCATGATTCCCGTGAACGAGACGCCCAAGAGCGCTTCCTCTTCAGCGTTGCGCTTCCACATGGTCCTCACGTAGCGGAAGTCGGTGAGCGTTGCTTGTAGGGTGCCTAGAATCGTTGCTAGGCGGACTTTTTCTTTGAGGCTGTCTAAATCATCGTCAGCACGAACAATGACCTCGCTGAGGTTACAAACGCCTCCAGAGCGAAGCAGGATTTCGGAGCATGGATTGGTGCCGAACTCATGATCGGGATCTCGTCTGCCGTTGCGCCCTGCAATCTTCTTGGCAGCCACCCTTGAGAACACGCCACGCTCACCCGATTTTGACTCGTAGAGTGCTGACATCTCACGCATAAAGAATTCAAAATCAGGTCGCTCGGTGTAACACGCTGAGTTGTTGGCTAGTGCCCTTTGACCACTGCCATTCCACCATGCGCCAGACTTTGCGGTTCGCATACGATCACTGGAGGGGTTGGACAAAGAAATCAGGGCAGACCGCCGTACCCCGCCGACCACAACAATCTCTGCGATCTTGCACACTAAATCGTGGCACTCAAGATCGTTGAGTTTCCGACCAGCTGCACCTTTGAACAGGTTGATAGCGAAGTCGAATAGCGAGACCAGCGGCTCTGGCCCTGATGCCCTGCCCCCAAACGTCTTAAGCCGTGCGCCTGCGGGACGCACCTTCGAAATATCGTATTTGGGCACCTCACCTGCGTAGAGCATGGAGATCAGTTGCTTGAGTCCCTTAGCCCAGCCGAGCTTTGAGTCCTCAACAACAATGGTTGTATCGGTGTCGTGTAGCGTCTCTGCGACTTCAGGAAGTTTGTTAGTGAACTGCCGCTCCACGGAGAAACCAACGCCCGTCCCGCACATGAGTACGTACATGATCTCATCGAAGGCTCTAGGGTGATCGACGTGAATGTAGGAGCAGTTGTAGCCCGCCATGTTGTCTCGATCTAGCGCCTCCCCTGCCGTCATAAGCGAGCGCATCGAGGGCATCACACGCAAGTTGTAGATGGCGTCGTAAAGCTCCCTTGCCTCTTCTGACGTAATCAACCCCTTGTCAGCCCAGTACCAGGTCAACCTAGCCACGGTTTCATCCCAAAACTCACGACGACCGTCGCTCTCTCGCCATCTTGCATAGCGACTTGCAGCAATTAATTTTTGATAATCATTCATTTTTTTACTCGTTTTGTCTCATATTTTACTATCATGGGCCATAGGGAAAGTGAGGTGTAAACCTTTGTCCTTTTCCCTTTTTTTGAAGGTCCGGCCTTTGCCGTCGTAAAGAGAAATCGTTCCCTCAAACGGCAAGTGCCTTTGCTTTGCGACAATCAACCGTTGATCAGGCTGAGTATCTAAAACTTCCCGGTCACGGTCGGACAATGGCGCACCGTGTTCCATCGCATTTTTTATTTTCGCTCTACGCTTGTTGTGCCAGATGATGAAGACCTGGCTGGCTTGATCCGTGATGGACCCAGATCCACGCACGTCAAACTTGGTGGGTATGTACTCGTCACCCCCTGTCGGTGGCTTTCTGACATGGTGGACCAGTCCGATGTGGATGTTCAGGGCTGAGGCAATGGAGACAAGCGCATTCATGAATCGGCGCTCCCGCTCACTGTCATCCGTGACGCGACAAAATTGCAGGTTATCAATAACAATGAACTTACAGCCTTGCGCAGCCATCGCCCTGATCGCACCCAGCACTTGCGTCGGCTCGGCACCACCCAAACACCGATAGAACCAAAGCGCGCCAAGTGACCAAGCACTAAACCGCTGAATAAATTCAGTAGCTGGCTCATCACTCGCGGCTGCTTGACGACAAAGCATTGCCGCTACCTTCCCCAAAGACATCTCAAAGCTCATGATGCCTACAGGCGCGTCTAAAGCGGCGTGAAGTAAAACTTGGCTCACTAAGGTTGACTTACGGTGTCCGTTGATTCCGCACCAGATTGAAACGTCACCTCCCTTCAAACGAACATCTTGGTGCGTTTCTACCCAAGGCAACGTCAGCCCCACAGGGAGATGACCAAACTCCATTTCATTCATGAAGTCGTCATAGAAATCGATCACCGCTGTCACCGATTTTGACTCATGTTCCGCGTAGAGCTTCTGTAAACCTTCGTCGGTGAAGTCGGCAACAACCTGTCGGCTAAGATTATTCATAGCTCAAAGTCTGCCGCTGACGGCTCTGAGATGGGTTGTTTAGATTTTTTACTCCAGTAGACGGCTTTCAGCTTCCAGTTCTTCACGGGATTGCCGTTGGAGTCAAGCCAATCTAGGGCCTCATAGAAATCATAAAAATCTTCAGGATTGAACGATAAGTTTTTCTGCTCGCGGTAAGCGATAACGTCAGCAAGCGTTGGCGGATTTTTGTGTGAAGGGTTATTAGATATTATCTTATTAGTATTACTACTAGTATTACTATTCTTATTACTAGAACTAATATTACTAATATATGGCCGGTCACTGTGTCCGCCCTGGGCGGTCAGGGTGTCCGAGCGGGAATTGAAGAGGATTTGGTAGACATTTTCAATTTGCAGGTGGCCCGACATCTGCGTCGTACACGCTATCAAACCTTGCTCTTCAAGCGACCGCAATTTACGCCTAATCGACCTAACCGACATCAGCGTGATGTCTTTCAAATAGTGTTGGCTGGCCACAAGCGTCCCATGCTCATCGCAAAGGTCACACAAAACGATGAGAAGTAGCCGCTCACTCGAATCCCGAACAGGCTGAGTAAAGGCTTCAGCCATGTAGCTAATGCTCATGCGTCGTCTAAATTGTCGAGTTCAAGTTTAGCTTTGATGTCATTTAACAAACAGATCGCAGCTTCACTTGAAAGAATAACCTCCCATACCGAATCCTCAGTTGCTTTTTTAAAGTTATTCTCTTGAAACTGTAGCTCTCTTTCGATGAGACGCGACAGCACTATTTTGCTATTGTTCTCCAGCATGTGTCCCTGCCCCCAAGTCAACACGCATAAAAAAAGCCACCCGAAGGTAGCTTAGTTTCGACCACTTTTTTGTGGCCCCCAGAAATCTATATTGTAGGCACATCGTACTAACTAATTTTGCAAAAAAATAGGGTCGTGTGAATATTTCACAAATATTTAACACTGAGCATCGTTGATGTACGCCGTAAGTCGAAAAATTCTAGTATCAAGAATCATATAGTGGTAGCCTTCTGGCAATACTACAATTAAGACGACCTATGGACTGCCACCAAGTTTTTGCGAAGAACCTTCGAGATTTCATGAAGGATGAGGAAATGAGTTCAGCCTCCATTGGTCGCAAGACAAAAATTAATCAAAAGACCATTTGGACTCTTACGCAAGGCACTGTCAAACCAACACTTAACAACTGTGTCGCCATTTGTGACGCGCTTGGTCTTGATCTCAACCTCATGCTTATGGATAGCCCCAACCCCTCTGTGCTGCGTGAGGGTCGGTCGCTTTCGAAGGCGTTTGAAAAGCTCGCTAACCTGCCTTTGGAGAAGCGAGAAATGATCAAAGGAATGATCCACACGCTTCACTCAGAAGCTACTTAATTTATCTCAAAAAATACTTGACACCAGTAAATTGTTGGTTGATGATCGCTGCATGGACGATCAAAAATTGACAGTTGACGATATTTTGTATGCCGCTCTTCATGACTACGAGGACTTTGATCTTCGGGCTACGTGCGCCATCAACAACATCAATCCCGATACGGTCCTAGGTGAGTTAGCTGATCGCTTAAATCGTCGGACTTTTTTTGTCCGCGATAATTCGATTTCTACTCAAAACAAGAATGATTTTAACTTTTGAGGTCGGTTATGGATGATTCTGTAGAGGCGGACATTTACCGCGAAACCTTCGGCTTTGATATGTCCCGCGAAGAGTCTGATCGCAGGCACATTGAAGACACCCATGCGCTCTATGCGTTGCTTGATCGTGCGGATGAGGCGTTATCTTATCTCGACGACAACATGCAGTCAGTGGTCAGTGAGCTTTTTGAGAAGTCAGTCATCAACGCAGATGACAAGGCATACGTCAAAGACCAGCTGAACGACATCATCGAGGTTGTCGGGTCCGCGATTAACCTCAAATTTAAAGCGCTTCGGAGGACAAACAATGCAAGATGATTATGAAAACATAATGTTTGAGTTGCTGGTCACAAAACGCCAACTTGATGAGCTTGGCTATTCAACCCGTTGGCTTAACCATGCAATCAAACACCTGGAAGAGCAACGCGAGGCGAAAAGCAAATCCAATGTTGTGAGCCTCGTCAAGGCCGCCGCAATTGAGGCCACGGCTGATGCCATTGGCGGTTTGAAGCGGGGTGATCGGAATGACTGACTCGACTGTTTGGGCCAAGTTAAAAGACATTGACGTCAATCAAGACAAAGAAAAGAAGGATCGATACGACTATCTATCGTGGACGCATGCAATTCGTTACGTAAAGGATGTCGGCTGCTCTTTGGATTGGGAGGTCGAAGAAGACGTTTACTTTCCTGATGGTTCAATGGAAGTTCGGATGAAAGTCATCATCGATGGAATAGCTCTTCCGATGTGGCTCCCTGTTATGAATCATCGCAATCAGGGGATTAAAAACCCCAATGCCACGGACATCAACAAAGCTCGAATGCGTTGCTTGGTTAAGGGGATTGCGGCACACGGGCTTGGGTTTTACATCTACGCAGGTGAAGACCTGCCACTAACCTCTGCGCATGAGCTTTACGACGACATGCAGGCTCGAATCCTTACCGATCGGTATGACGCCGCGATTTTCATGATGACGCAACCCGAAGAGGTCCAAACAGACATCTTCAAGTCTGCACCGCTAGGTGAAGTTGCAAAATTCAAGGCTCTGTTGAGAGAAATTGAGTCAGAGGCGAACCAAAAACTGAAAGAGATTGCTATCTCTTTGGAGAGCGGTGCTGTTGGTGAGGACGAGCTAAAGGTCAAGCAAGAGTGGGCGGAGCTATCGCGTGAAGAGAAGAAGCTGGTATGGGGAAGACTACACCCATTAATCCACGATTACATCAATGCTGTCATGGGCAAGCGGGAGGCTGCGTGATGCTAAAGATCAAAGAACCATGCACCCAAAAAATGTCCGTTGAAGACATTGCGTGTGCGTTAGAAAACTATGCCGAAGTTGATGGTCATCCATCCTATGAATTTTTGCGGCAATGCGAGCCTACCGATGTAGTTGTCGCTGTTTGCACGATGACCCGCGAGGATCAACAAGGGTTAGTGAGACGTTTACTAGGATGGGAGGGTGATTTCGATGAGTGATGATTTGAATTTAGTACGCGGTCTGTATGCAAAGCCGCGCCAAGAGAGTGACTATCCAGAGGAGCAGTTCACCATAAACATCAAGCTGGCGGATTTTGCCGCGTATTTGCGTGATTTAAAGAAAGCCGATCCAGATGTTGAGTGGCTCAACACGAAAGTGAAAATAGCCGAAAATGGTAAGTGGTGGGTAAAGCGTATCGCACCAAGAACCGAAACCGCTGAAACACCTGAACCTTCCTTTGCTGAGGATATTCCATTTTGACCGTCCTCTGGTCTGTGCTTGGGGGGATTTACCCCCCTTTTTTTGGGGAACAAATATTTTGTAAGCTACTGATTTATAACTAAAAACAATTTAACTACGAATCAGGGGGTCCGAGGTTCGAATCCTCGCGGGCGCGCCACTTTCCGCTTGACAAGTGGTCTATTTGGGGAACAAATTGGGGAACACTTTTTGGAGTTTCCCCATGAAATTGCCGCCCTACTGCTATTACTTAAATAATGGAGACATCCGCTACAAGCCCAGCTTGGGCCGTCAAAACGGCAAACTGCTTTGGGCAAAGCCCGTCATCATTGCCAAGGCTGGCACCCCGATGTCGAGAGTTTGGGCAGCCTGGGAGCAGCTGCAAGGCGGAGTGAGTGTTGATCAAGTCATGCTCACCTATCTCAAAAGCAAACACGTAACCGAACTTTCACAGAGTACGCGCGAAAGTTACGAACATGCCTATCGCGTGTTTTCTGAAACCGAAGTGAACGGGCAAATCATCGGTAGCTTAGGTGCGAACGATCTCACACCAAAAATGCTGCGCGTGTTTCTCGATGACTACCCCTCCCCTATCAGCGCAAGCAGGGCCGTAGCCTTTCTCAAAGCCGCTTACAATTTTGCTCGCCAGCGTCAAGACGGCATTGATAAAAACCCGTGCGACGGTGTGACGCTCAATCGTGCTACCCCTCGAACTCGTTTATTGACCGTTGATGAAATTAACGCAGCAATCGCCTTAGCGAACCCGACATATCAGTGCTTTATCAAACTGACAGCTTTGGTTGCTGGACGACTATCAGAAGTCATTGCGTTGACTTGGGATGACTATCACGAAAGCGTCTACAAGGATGAGGAGACGTTGCTTGTACCGCGCTTAAAAGGGTCAAGGGACACGTTGATGCGCGTTGGCCCTAATCTCAGAGACGTCCTAAGCGATTGTAAGGCGCTAGGCGACCATAAATACATTTTACATAGTCGGGGCCACAGACTCACAAAATCGGGCGTACAGAGCTACTGGCGGCGTCTGATGGCGCAATACGACGGTGAACCCTTCTCTATCCACCTTCTCAGGCACTACGGCATATCCAATGGTGCTTCAGGCGGGCACAAAACAGTCCAACAGGAAGCCGCGTATTCTCACAAGCCCATAATCTCCGATACGGCGGACTTTTAGCGCGATAAACCGCAAAAACTCTTTTTTTTACTTATTCTAAGTATTAAACTGAAGGTCAGTTGGTGCAAATAGTACTGCTTTTTTTCCAGATGATTGCTGCGTATTTTACGTGGAGTGAGAGAGAACAGTTATGATAGAGGCTGAATTTAAAGAATTCGGTAAATGGGTTTATCACAAAAGGTCTTTCTCCTTGAATTACAAAACAAACTGGTTGTTAAATAAATATAAAGCAACTCCGAAAATAAGCGATGACAGAGCGCTTCAGATCGACGCGGCTCTACTTAAACTTAAGGACTACAACGAAACAGTTCACGAAGTCATCATGTTGACGATTCTAGGTCATCCGATTAAAGACACGGCAAAGCGCGTGGGTCTTTCAGAGTCAAAAACCTATCGTCTCATGGTTCAGGGAGACGCTTGGCTCTCTGGGTATTTAGAACGCGACGATCAGTGACTTTCACCCCCATTTTTAGTAATATGTAAGAAGGTTTTCGAGGCCCGTTAAACGGGTTTTTTGGGGGTCCAATGCAGTACTTCTCTAGCGAAGAATTCGCCTGCAAACGCGAAGGTTGTTCCAAGGGCGTTGAGTCGATGAGTACTGAGCTACTGGAGAAGCTGGACGCAGCGCGAGAACACGCGCAAACACCGTTCACCATTACCAGCAGTATCCGCTGTGAGACGTGTAACGAAGCCGTGGGCGGTAGTCCTACCAGTTCACACGTTGATGGCTTGGCGGTCGATATCGCAGCCACAGACAGCGTCAAGCGCTATAGGGTTGTGAATGCGTGTTTAAACGCAGGATTTGATCGGGTGGGAATCAGTAAGGCTGGGTTTGTACACGTCGACGTGGACGGCACAAAGCCCAGCGGAGTGATGTGGACGTATTAAGCAGCGACCGCAATTAAATCGCTTTGGCGCTTCAACATGCTTTTGCCATGACCAATGTAGCAAATAACGCTTACGTCTTTAGACCAGCATGAACGACAGCTGCCGCACTTACCCTGGCGGGTATAGGCCTCGCAAACGGTCGCGCCGCTGGGCACGTTATGAGCGCTTGCAATCGTGGATGTGGTTAAACCAGGTATGGTGCCGCCATCAATACTATCTGACGATTTGCGCACTACTACGTTTGGCAAAGACTCCATTTCCGCAAGTATCCTAGAAAACTTTGCAAATTTATGCATGCGCGTCGGTAACCAATGCTTAACCCATGGTGTAGCCGTCATTACTTCTAGAATCTTTTGCGCCAATCGAATGTCGTATAGATCGCCACTATCAAACCATCGAAAGTATCGATCGTTATCTAACTCAGCGACCATTTCGGAAACCCAGTCAGAGCGCTTCCAATCTTCTCGATTATGCTCTCTCGGCGCTTTGACATTACTGAATCGGTAATTTCCCGTTGTGGCGTAGCATCCGCTACAGGCATCCACGAGTGATCCATCAGGCTTGCGTGATCCTGGGCAAGTATCGAGCGCTTGTAGGGACCATGAGCGACAAGGCATCTTTGAAGCTTTCGACAGCCTAATCATGACGCCATTCGCTGTAATTGTTGCTTACGCTCACTAAAGCGTTCAGCGGCATTGGCTTCTGCGTTATCGCGGTCTAATAGGTAGATGCCCGATAACAATTCAGAAGTTTTGATATCGAAGTAGTGAGTAGAAAACCGATTCGAGTCATTTAAGTCACCGTCGTTCCTACTACAAACGACGATCGCAAATTGATCGGTTAGTGAATAATGAGTCTTAACAAGCTTTAAGCCGTAATAGCTCGTTTCCTTTTTAATGTTGCGAAGCATAGGCAGCGCTTGCCGACTTGCTATCTGTGGGTATGTGTAGATCATGATTGCGTCCTCTTTGTCGTAACGACATCTTCTGATGTCTTACTCGAGTTTTCTCACATTCTACTAACTACGGTCAAGCATATTTTCGCATAAGTTACTTACATATATAGGGGGGGTATAAATATCCCAGAGAGTGAATAGCTGGTTAGCTGCCCTTTAATCCTTTTTTAATGCCTGGGTGGTTCCCATTAAATCTCTCGCCTCTCTTCTTTTTCTCGCCGTGATCGCAAGCAATGACGGGGATTTGGTACGCTATCCAGCACGTAAGACACCGGGGGGGAGGGGGTCGGATACGGGAGTTATATATAGTTGCCACTCCCACTTGCCAAAAAACGATTTCAAAATGGCAAAAGATTGACCAAGTAGTATATACCTAATAATATGTAAATTACTATTAGTTATGCGCATTTATGTATTTTGCTGCTTCGCAGCATTTTACAAAAACAAGTACTTTATTAGACGCTTAGGCCCACTTGGATAACCATGAGCAAAGAACTGAGCAGAAGAGAACAAGCGCGTCAACTAAAACAGTATCGAGACTGGATGCTGCAACATAAATCAACACGATATGTAGTCGATAAGATCTTTACAGCAGCTCTAGATGACGAACACAAGAACCAAGCCGTTGCTTGGAAGTTGATTATGGACCGTGTTGCGCCTTTGGCAGGCTTCTCAGCAGAGCAAAAAGCCAATAACGCGATACAAATCAACATTACTGGCCTCGACAACGCCTCTGTGGACCAAAAAACCGTCCTAAACGGCGATTTTGACGAGGTTACTGACGATGGCGAGCCTTAATTTAGAGCTTTTGCCGTGGCAACAAGAAGTTTTACCCGATAACGCACGTTTTAAGGTTATTGCCGCAGGCAGAAGAACAGGAAAAAGCCATCTAGCCGCCGTAAGCCTAGTGCTGAACGCGCTAAACGGTAAGCCAGGCAAGGTGTTTTACGTTGCACCGACACAAGGTATGGCCCGCGACATCATGTGGGACAAATTGTACGAGGTATGTGGCGACATTATCGAAGCCCAGAACATAAACAACCTCACACTGACCTTATCGGGCAACAACACCATATTTTTGAAGGGGTCAGATAGACCAGACACCCTTCGAGGCGTCTCGCTGAAGCATCTCGTTATGGACGAGTACGCTTATATGAAGCCAGACACCTTTGAAAGCATTTTGAGACCTGCTTTGTCGGATCAAGGCGGGTCTTGCATCTTTATTGGGACACCTGAAGGCAGGAATCACTTCTATGACCTTTATGTCGGTGCTGATAGCGGTACTTGGGAAGATTGGAAGTCGTATCACTACACAAGTTACGACAACCCTATCATCCCTAAAAAGGAGTTGGAGCATGCGAAAAACACCCTGCCGTCATGGGCGTTTCAGCAAGAATACATGGCCTCATTTCAGGCTCGTGGCTCCGAATACTTCAAAGCCGATGATTTCCAATACTACAAACGTAAACCTTCCAAGGCAGGTGATTTTTATGTTGCCGTTGACTTGGCTGGATTTCGTGATGCGGGCGTTAAAAAAACGAAACGACGTGATAGTACGGCTATAGCGGTTGTTTACGTTACGGACGACGGTCATTGGTATGTGGACGACATCTTGCACGGCCAATGGGATCTTAATACGACTGCTGAACGCATTTTTAGAGCGGTTGAGAAATATAGGCCAGCCTCGGTAGGGATTGAGCGCGGTATTGCACAGCAAGCCGTTATGAGTCCCCTACAAGACCTCATGAGGCGCACCAACCGTGTTTTCCGTGTGGAGTTGTTGTCACACGCTAATCAAAAGAAACAAGACCGCATTTTATGGGCATTACAGGGTCGTTTTGAGAACGGACTGGTCCATTTGAAAAAAGGCGACTGGAACCTGCCGTTTGTCGATGAAGCGAGCAACTTTCCGTCACCGCTGGTCCATGACGACCTTTTGGATGCTTTGTCATACATCGATCAACTTGCACAAGTGCCCTACTTGTCTGGCTACGACGTTGAGGACGAATTTGAACCCGAAGATGCAATCGCAGGTTATTAATGAGCTACGGTGATATAGACAACATCTCAGCAGAGCTTGGTTTGGCCGAATGGGTCGTGTCGAAGTGCCAATATTGGCGTGACCACTACGAAACCAACTACGCTGAAAAGCACGATGAGTACTATCGCCTGTTTCGGGGTATTTGGTCCTCTGAGGACCGCATGAGAGACTCTGAGCGCTCTCGTATCGTCGCCCCTGCCCTCCAGCAAGCCGTAGAATCAAACGTCGCAGAGATCGAAACAGCCACCTTTGCGACAGGCAAAATTTTTGACATCCAAGACGATTTGGGTGATCAGAATCCACAAGACATGGTGCTTTTGCGTAAAAAGCTGCATGAGGACTTTGACAAGGCACAAATCAGGGCGCGTATCGGTGAGGTACTGATTAACTGCGCTGTGTACGGCACAGGTATTGCTGAAGTTGTGCTTGAAGAGGTAGAAGAGGCAGTTCCTAGTACTCGACCTCTCATGGATGGGGATTTGCAAGAGTTTGGTGTGCAAAAGCGCAAGCGCCCCATGGTCAAGCTCAATCCTGTCCAACCCCGCAACTTTTTGATCGATCCTTGTGCCACGACCGTTGATGACGCCATGGGCTGTGCGATTGAGGAGTTTGTCTCCACGCATACGGTTGAGTTGTTACAAGAGCAAGGCGTGTACCGTGATGTCATGCTCGAAACATCGGCCCCTGATGACGACCTTGAGGCTGACCCCAATCTCTACAACGTCAACATGGAGCGCGTCCGACTACTAAAATATTACGGACTCGTACCGCGACAGATGCTCATCGATGAAGGTGTTGATGAGGATGAAATGCCTGATGACTCTATGTACGTCGAAGCGTGCGTAGTCATCGCTAATCAAGGTCAGATACTCAAGGCCATTGCCAACCCGTACATGATGCAGGACCGCCCAATCGTGGCGTTCCCTTGGGATATCGTCCCCTCCCGCTTCTACGGTCGTGGTGTGTGCGAAAAAGGCTACATGAGCCAAAAAGCACTGGATGCTGAGATGCGCGCTCGTATCGATGCTCTGGCCCTTACAACGCACCCTATGATGGCTGTGGACGCAACGCGAGTACCACGCGGCAGTAAGTTAGATGTCCGCCCCGGTCGCATGCTGTTGACCAACGGCAATCCAAAAGACTCGCTCCTGCCGTTCAACTTCGGTCAGATTGGTCAGATCACATTTGCACAGGCCAGCGCACTACAGAACATGGTGCAGCAGGCCACAGGCGCTGTAGACGGTGCCGCCCTCGCCTCTCGCTCGCAATCAGAAAGCACCGCCGCAGGTGTCTCTATGTCACTGGGCGCTGTCATGAAGCGACAAAAGCGCACACTGGTCAACTTCCAAGACACCTTCTTGAAGCCGTTTATCAGTAAAGCTGCGCACCGTTACATGCAGTTTGATCCTGACAACTACCCTATTGGTGACTTCAAGTTCACTGTCCTGTCTTCACTTGGCATTGTGGCTAGAGAGTATGAGGTTGGTCAGTTAAGTCAGTTGATGCAGGTCATCCCCAAGGACTCACCTGCTTTTGCTGCAATTACCACGGCTATTGTTGAGCATTTGAGCGTTTCAAACCGCGAAGAAATTATCGCCGCCGTTCAGCAAGGCTCACAGCCTAACCCCCAAGCGCAGCAGGCCGCTGAACAGCAAGCACAACTGCAATTAGCCGTCGCACAGGGTCAAGCACAGCTACTCAATGCACAGGCCGCAGAGTCAAGCTCTCGCGCTCAGAAGTACGCAGAAGAAGCACGTTTATACCCACAAGAGCTTGCACTGAAATACAGCGACAACAACAACGACGGCAAGGTAGACGACGACTTCGAGAAGCGAGTTCGTATCGCCGACCTGATGCTCCGCGAAAAGAACATGAACATGCAAGAACAGCGCGCTAGAGAGCAAAGCAATCAAGCCGCTGAACAAGAACTACGACGCCAACTCAACAGACCAAATTGATATGAAAGCTCCAAGGTTTTTAGTTGCCGTATTTTTTTTGATGGCAGGGTGTGCAACGCAGGACGATCGGAATTGCGTGGACTACAACCAATACACCTATCCCTTTGAAAAATGCCTACCGATGTACGGCACATTTATTTGCGTTACCGAAATGCGCGTCCACACCTACTGCGTCCGATGGGAAGACAATGGCGACACCACGAAAAGGGAAAGCGAGAGTCAAGGTAACGTCTAGTGGCCGAAAGGTCAGCTACGGACAAAAAGGGGCCAAAGTAAAGCCAGGCACCTCAAAAGGCGACAGTTACTGCGCCCGATCCAATGCACAAATGAAGCGATTCCCAAAGGCCGCAAAAGATCCAAACAGCCCCTTACGACTCTCTCGCAAGCGCTGGAAATGCTCTGGGTCAAAGTCGAGGAGAAAGTAATGAAGGTCAAAGCGCCAGCTGGTTATCACTGGATGAAAAGCGGTAGCGGCTACAAGCTCATGAAAGACCCTAGCGGCGGTTACAAGCCACACAAAGGGGCATCTAAATCAGCCGATTTTGCCGTTCAAAAAGCCCACAAAAAGTAAGGAGAGCCTTATGTATCACGGATCAATGAAGCCTAAGTCAGCGCCTAAAAAGAAAAAGAAAAAGCCAATGATGAAAGGCAAAGGGAAGCGACGGTAATGCCGGGTAAGAAACTAAGCCCCAAGCAAAAGAAAATTGCTCGGGTAGCTCGACCAAGAAACAAAATTACAGGTGCAGACTTTAAGGGGTTGCGTCGTGGCAAAAGCAAAAAGTAAAAGCACAATCCCAAAAAACGTCAAAAACAAAGCGCTTTACTCAAGAGTTAAATCTGAGGCTAAGCGAAAATTTGACGCATATCCGTCGGCTTACGCAAGCTCATGGATAGTTAGAACCTATAAGAAACGCGGTGGTACTTATGGCTAAGCCCAAGGGCGGCCTCACCAAATGGTTCAAAGAAGATTGGCGAGACGTCAAAACAGGTAAGAAATGTGGTCGAAGCGGGAAGGAAAAGTCAAAGCGCCCCTACCCGTCCTGCCGACCAAAAAAAGTGCTCGACAAAATGACCGCTGCCGACAAGCGCAGTTCGTCACGTCGAAAAACCGGACCAAAAGCAATCAAGCACTCGGTCACTGCCTCTGGGAGGCGTCGAAAAACTAAATAACGGAGAAACGCATGCGTCCCGTCACTGAAGAAAAGCTAGAGGTCGTTTTAGCTCAGATCAACCAAGTTCTTTCCAACATCAGCACTCGGCTCGATGCACTGGAGAAAAAGTCAACTACTAAACGGAGCAGTAAGAATGACCGATCCCAATCAAGCTAAATACTTTGATGATGCACTTGAAATGTTTGCCACCGATGGTTGGAAGGCATTTCAGAAAGAAATTGTCGCCGCACTCAGTAACATCTCAATCGACGGCTTGAACAACGCGACAGAATTGCATCAGGCCAAAGGCCGTGTAGACATCCTCAGACAAATTGCGTCATACGAAAGCGCACTACGCACCTCCATGGAACAAGCAGAGGAAGGTGATGAGGAAAATTCTTGATTATCGCTGTGAACGAACACAGCACGTTTTTGAGCGTTTTGTAGAAGACACACCAACCTTGCGGTGCAACTGTGGGTCCAACGCAAGACGCTTGATTAGCCCTGTGAAATGTCAATTGGAAGGACACTCTGGTGCCTTTCCAGGACGCCACTTCAAGTGGGTCAGAGAGCATGAGCAGGCAGGCAGAAAGGGTAACGATCGCGCCTAGATCGCCCTTCTTTTATTTCCACAATCCTTAGCCAAAAAACACGTTTGCTAATCAGACGGCACAACTGCGTCTGTAATTAGTCATTTACGACTTGTTTCAAGGCTTATTCAACTAAAGGACGGAGTTTGTAATGGCAGGCAAGATAATTGAACCTGAAGTAGAGGCTGTGACAGAGCCTGAGGAAACTCATCAAGAACCCACTGAAGAGCCTCAGCCCGAAGAGCCAGAGATCCCTGAAAAGTATCGGGGTAAATCCGCAGCAGAACTCGCTCAAATGCACCAAGAGCTTGAAAAACTGATGGGGCGTCAGTCCCAAGAGGTTGGAGAGTTACGAAAAGCATTCGACGACTTTGTTGTCACTCAGGCGAAAAACGTACCGCAAGAAACCTCGCAAGAGGAGGACGAGGTAGATTTTTTCGTTGACCCGAAGTCCGCTGTTCGCAGAGAGATTGAATTACACCCTGAAGTGCAAGAGGCACGGCGTGTTGCTCAGGAATACAAGCAGACCAACTCGCTTCAACTGCTTCAACAAAAGCACCCAGATGTAAAAGAAATCGTTGCGAACCAAGCATTTCAAGATTGGATTTCCAGATCCCAGTTTCGGCAAAGGCTTTTTGAGCAAGCTGATAAGCAGTACGACTACGAAGCAGCAGATGAGCTGTTTAGTTTATGGAAAGAGCGGGCTGATGTTGTTCGCAAAACCAAAAACGCAGAGTCCACTGCTAATCGGCAACAAATCAAAAAGGCAGCCACTGGATCAACGCGATCCAATCCTGAAGGCCAACGGTCAAAGAAAATCTATCGTCGAGCCGACATTCGCAAACTTATGAAATCTGACCCTGACCGATATCGTGACTTGGCAGATGAAATTCTCAAGGCTTACGACGAGGGACGGGTTCGCTAATCCTTTAGGAGAACCCCATGGCTAACGAAACTTCAGGCGCGTATTTTACCGCCAACGCGACAGTCGATAAGACTGCTGTCGATAAGTTCATCCCTGAAATCTGGAGCGACGAAGTAATCGCGTCCTACCAGAAAAACCTGAAAATGGCACCTTTGGTCAAGCGAATTGCTATGACTGGCAAGAAGGGTGACGTTATTCACATCCCTAAGCCAACACGCGGCACAGCTAACGCGAAAGCAGAAGCAACCGCAGTCACTATTCAAGCAAGTCTTGAAAGTGAGTTGCAAATCCCCGTCAACCGTCACTTCGAATACTCTCGTCTGATCGAGGATATCGTTGAGACACAGGCACTGACTTCGCTTCGACAGTTTTACACTGAAGATGCAGGTTACGCGCTGGCAGTCCAGGTTGACACTGACTTGCACTCTTGTGGCACAGGCTTTGGTGATGGTGGTTCTGTTGTGTTTTCTGGCTCAGTAGCACCTACTGATTACCAGCACAGTGGCTGTTTCTTCAATGACAACGGCTCAACCATACAGTACACGGATGACACACTGGTAGCTGGAGATGCGTTTACTGACGCGTTCTTTCGCGACATGATCCAAAAGCTCGATGATAACAACGTACCCATGGAAGGCCGTAACTTGGTCATCCCACCTGCGACTCGCAACGCAATCATGGGTATTGATCGTTATGTGTCTTCAGACTTTGTTAACGGCGGCACTGTTAACACAGGTCTGATCGGCAACTTGTACGGTGTAGACGTTTACGTCTCAAACAACTGTGCAACTATCGAAACAGCGGCTCAAAACACAGCTGCCTCTGTTGACACTCGCGCTGCACTGCTTTTCCACAATGACGCTATCGTCATGGCTGAGCAACTCGCAGTCCGATCACAAACTCAGTACAAGCAAGAGTACCTATCAACACTCTACACAGCCGACACCCTCTACGGTGTTGAGGTCTACCGACCTGAAGCTGGCTTTGTACTCGCCGTTCCTGGCGCATAAAAACTCGGGGGCTTCGGCCCCCTTTTCTTCTTGAGGGCGAGTAATGTCGATTACTTACAATATCACCACTAATTTTGGTGCCAAAGACTCACTGAACACAGGTGACTCTAATAAGGTTGTGCGTGGCTCTGAATTCACCACAGAGTTCACCGCCATCAAGACAGCGCTCGCTCTTGCAGCCCCGGCAGCTAGTCCTACCTTTACGGGCACGCTCACCTTTGGCTCTATTTCCGATGGCGCAATAACTGTTACTGCATTCGTTGATGAAGACGATATGGCATCTAACAGCGCGACTCTGATTCCTACACAGCAGTCCGTAAAAGCTTATGTTGACTCGCAACTCACAGCACAAGACTTAGATTTCCAAGCTGACTCTGGTGGTGCATTAAGCATCGACCTAGACAGCGAAACCATAACCTTTACAGGTGGTACGGGTATTGATACGTCTGGCTCTGGTAATGCTGTTACCTTTGCTATTGATTCTACCGTTGCCACACTAACTGGCACTCAAACACTAACTAACAAAACGCTTACGTCTCCTGATGTAAACACCCCAGACATTGACGGCGGGACTATTGACGGCACGACTATCGGTGGGACTACTCCTGCAGCAGGTAACTTTACCACAGGCTCGTTCACTGGGAACGTGTCATTCGGCGACAACGACAAAGCACAATTTGGTGCTAGCAATGACCTACAGATTTATCATGATGGGTCTGATAGCTATATTCAAGATTCTGGCGCTGGTGACTTACGTTTAAAAAGCAACGGCTCTGGTGTAAAAATTGAAGATGCTGGTAACACATTAGCTTTTTTTGACACTGTTAATAACAATGCAAAGCTATATCACAATAGCAATCAAAAACTAGAAACAACTGGTACAGGCATCGATGTCACAGGTGTCATTACCACAGACGGCCTAACAACCTCTGCTGACATTAATTTCGGTGACAACGACAAGGCTAATTTTGGTGCTGGCAATGACCTACAGATTTTCCATGATGGTTCTAATAGCAGAATCAAAGACAACGGAACTGGAGGACTGTATGTTCAAGGCTCTTCTTTTATTTCTTTAACAAACGCGGCGGCAACAGAGACTTATGTGTATGCCGCTGAAAATGGTGCCGTACAGCTTAAATACGATAACTCAACCAAACTAGCTACCACCAACACAGGCATCGACGTAACAGGTACTGTGACGGCTGATGGTTTGACTGTTGATGGCAATGCGGAAATTTCAGGGGCTTCTAAAGGGCTTCGTTTAACTGAAACAGATACAACAAATCTTAACTCCTACATTACTAATCAGGCTGGTACGCTTAGGTTTAGGTCTGCTAATGATGCTTATAACTCTTTTACAACAAGGCTTCAGTTAGACCACGCTACAGGCGACATCAGCTTCTACGAAGACACTGGCACGACTGCGAAGTTCTTTTGGGATAGTTCTCAGGAACGACTAGGCATTGGCAATTCGTTACCGGCTACAACCCTTGACGTAACGGGCACTGTGACGGCTGATGGTACATTTAATCCTACTACTTCTGACTGGGTAAACGCGTCATTCAAAGGAACTGGTAGTTACGGAGGCGGTATTTCCTTTGTAGACGGCACTGCTGGTTTCGCTAACTATGTACTTTCT